ATCTTGGGAAATAGTTTCGGCATACAGACAGCCTATAAAATATCAGAATTAGGAGGTGAGAAGTGTGGCAGATGAGAAAACGGCGGAAATACTGAAATTGTATAGCGATTTAACACCGAATGAAAAGCATTTGGTAGGTGTTTTCGTAAATGCGATGATACTTAGTCGCAATAAAAATGACCGTCAGAGCGGCAACTCAATAACGGTCAAATAACAAAAACACATAGATTATTAATCTATGTCAACATTATACCACAGAAAGGAACGAAAATCAATGATAAAGATAAATGAATTACAGCTTGAAAATGTCAAGCGAATAAAGGCGGTAAAACTTGAGCCGGCACAGAATGGTTTAACTGTTATCGGAGGAAAGAACGGACAGGGTAAAACTTCTGTCATAGACAGTATAGCGTGGGCGTTGGGCGGTGACAAATACCGTCCGTCACAACCACAGCGTGACGGTTCGGTCATTCCGCCTATTCTTCATATTGAATTGTCAAACGGTTTAATTGTAGAACGTAAAGGCAAGAACAGTGCATTGAAAGTAATAGATCCGAACGGTAACAAAGGCGGTCAACAGCTTTTAAACGAATTTATCGAACAATTTGCACTGGACTTGCCGAAATTTATGCAAGGCACATCAAAGGAAAAAGCAGAGATACTACTTCAAGTAATCGGTGTCGGAGAGCAGTTATATGAAATTGAAAACAGAGAAAAACAACTTTACAACGAACGTACCGCAATCGGCAGAATAGCAGACCAAAAGAAGAAGTTTGCGGAAGAAATAGTCGATTATCCCGAAGCACCGAAAGAACTTATTTCAATCTCGGAACTTATCCTAAAGCAACAGGAAATACTTGCAAAAAACGGCGAAAACCAACGTAAACGTGAAAAGGCACAATCACTTTTAAAGCGCTCCGAAGATTTAAAAGCACAGATTACAAATCTTCAATCACAACTTGATGTTGTACTTTCAGATCTTGAAATTGCACAAAAATCGGCACTTGATTTGCACGACGAATCAACCGAAGAACTTGAACAGAACATCAAGAACATTGAGCAGATAAACATTAAAGTTCGTGCCAATATGGATAAAGACAAAGCCGAAGAAGAAGCGAAAGAATACAAGGACAAGTATGACGAGCTTACCACAGCTATTAGTAACGTTCGTAAAGAAAAGACGAATTTATTGAAGAATGCAAATCTGCCACTTGATGGATTGTCGGTTGAGGACGGCGAGCTTACATACAAAGGCTTTAAGTGGGATAACATGAGCGGTGCGGAGCAGATGAAAGTATCAACGGCTATTGTCAGAAAGCTCAATCCCGATTGTGGTTTTGTACTTCTTGATAAGTTGGAGCAAATGGATACCGACACATTAAAAGAGTTCGGTGAATGGCTTGAAAAAGAGGGATTGCAGGCAATAGCCACAAGAGTAAGTACAGGTGAAGAATGCAGTATCATCATTGAGGACGGATATTCAAGCGAATCAAGCACAGCAACACCTAATGCGACAAAAACTTGGAAAGAGGGAGAATTTTAATGGATATTACAAGCGGAAAAATCGAATCGGCACAAAAAGTAATCATATACGGCCCTGAGGGAATAGGCAAATCAACGTTTGCGTCGAAGTTCCCAAGTCCTCTGTTTTCGGATACAGAGGGCAGTACAAAACATATGGACGTAAGACGTTTGCCTAAGCCTACCTCTTGGACATTGCTAAAAGAGGAAGTAGCATATGTCAAAGCAAATCCGACTGTATGCAAAACATACATTATAGATACATTTGATTGGGCGGAAAGACTTTGTATTGCAAAGATATGCGCAGATAATAACAAAAAAAGTATTGAGGATTTCGGATACGGTTCGGGATATGTTTACGAATTAGAGGAAATAGGCAGATTTTTAAATTCACTTGATGAATTGATTGAATTGGGTATCAATGTAGTTTTGACGGCTCATGCACAGTTGCGCAAATTTGAACAGCCGGACGAAATGGGAGCATATGACCGTTGGGAGTTGAAACTCGGCAAAAAAACAAGTTCGCAGATTTCACCTATTTTGAAAGAGTGGGCGGATATGATTTTATTTGTCAATTATAAAACATTTTCGGTTGCGACAGATGACAAAGGAACAAAACATAAGGCACAGGGCGGTACAAGAACAATGTACACCACACACCACCCTTGTTGGGACGCAAAGAACCGTCATAATCTTCCGGACGAAATGCCGTTTGAATATGAACGAATTGCACATTGTTTTAAAGATAATGCACCGACACAAACGGTTACACCGACAGTCACACCACATATAGAGCCGACTGTTTCACAGGTAGTCACACCACCACAAAAAACGACAGTTGCACCGCCTGCACCGCCGATTGACAACAACGTATCAGACGAAAGAAAAGAATTTGATACACCGGCACAATCGTTTGATATGCCGAACGGAAATATACCGAAAGCATTGTCGGATTTAATGCAGATTAATAAGGTAACAGACGCAGAAATCAGACAGGCAGTTGCGTATAAAGGATATTATCCCGAAGATACACCGATAGAAAATTACGACGTTGATTTTATCAACGGTGTATTGGTAGGAGCATGGAATCAAGTATTTGAGATTATAAAGAAAATGAGAAATGAGAATGTATTTCAAGGAGGTAACGAATAATGGCAGAAGAAAGAGAATTTGGTTGGGATGATGAAATAGAAAACGACAATGAGTTTCAAATATTGCCCGATGGTGATTATAATTTTACGGTAACAGGTTTTGAGCGTGGCAGACATCAAGGAAGTGCTAAACTTCCGCCGTGCAATAAAGCGATTATAACATTAAACGTTGCGGACGGCAAAGGTAATCAAGGTACGATTAAACACAACCTGTTTTTACATACCAAAACAGAGGGAATGCTTTGTGCATTTTTTACCGCAATAGGACAGAGAAAGCATGGCGAAAAGTGCCGTATGAAT